GAAATGCTCTGGTCTATGGATATGCTTGTGTCTATGGCGATGCTCAGGTCTATGGATATGCTCGGGTCTTTGACAATGCTTGGGTCTGTGGCGATGCTCTGGTCTTTGACAATGCTCTGGTCTTTGACAATGCTCTGGTCTTTGACAATGAACGGTAAGCAATACAAGCTGGTTGAGGTTAAATAATTGACAAAGAGAATTAAACACTACATTTCCTGGTATCGCCAACTCAGACAACGCTATTCGGTGTTGACAAGTCTGACCTGTGCAGTGCATAATAGCAAATATTACAACCTTGATGGGACCTACAAAGATGACTGAAGATTATGATATGAATATTCATACTAATTCTGGAAGGAGAGACTAGACTAGATGATTTCACTAAACATGCTGCATCCAGATTATCTCAAGATGAAGGAAGTTCTCTCCAACGTGGGGCTTGCATTTATTTGTCTGCCTATCAAAGAGACTGTCATTGCAATCGATAACGAAAAGCGGTTGCACACACATCTAGATCTTTTAGATTACATCGAAGAAACCAAGGGAGGTTATGGTGACAATATTTAACAAGGAAGAAATCGCTCAGAGGGCTAAAAACGGAATCATCACGGTCACGTTCACAAAGGTGAACGGCGACACTCGCGTTATGAAGTGTACACTAAATAGTTCGCATCTCCCTCAGCAGATGGATATCGAAGAACAGTCTTCGAGGCAGAACGATTCAGTCCTTGCTGTTTGGGATGTTGAAGCCAATGGCTGGCGTTCATTTAAGATTGCAAACGTGATTGAGGTTTCAGATTAATGACTGTATTAAACGTGACTGGGCTGAAGGAAGGCGCAAAAATCGCCGAACCTGAAGCCGACGGAACCTTCTCTAAAAGTAGAGGAGGAACCGAACAGATGATGGAAGGTCTGAAGCTGCGCCTTCCGAGCGATCTTCTTGACCAGTTTCACATCATCTGTTCTCGTGTTCGCTGGACCGATAAGAATCGACCAAACATCCTGTGGCTGCATGATACTTGGGACGATCCTGAGTCGCAGCATCTTAAGGACGAAGAAAAGCGCAAGCGATTTAAGAAGCTGGTTTTCGTTTCGCACTATCAGCAGATGACGTATAACCTTGGGCTCGGTGTTCCATATCATGATGGCATCGTTCTACAGAATGCAATCGAGCCAATCGAGGATCACGAGAAGCCAGATACAGCTGAGTGCGTCAACCTAATCTATCACACGACGCCACATCGTGGTCTTGAACTTCTGATTCCTGTGTTCGAGCATCTTGTCAACATCCAGAAAAACAATATTCATCTTGATGTATTTTCTTCTTTCGAGATTTATGGTTGGGGGCAGCGCGACGAACAGTACAAGGCTGTGCTAGATAAATGCAAGAGCCACCCAAATATCACTTATCACGGTTATCAGCCAAACAATGTAATCCGCGAAGCACTCAAGAAAGCGCACATCTATGCGTATCCTAACATTTGGCCAGAGACTTCTGGTATCTCTGTTATCGAAGCTATGAGTGCTGGCTGTCAGATTGTTTGTCCGAACTTTGCTGCGCTGCCAGAAACAACGGCGAACTTTGCCATGATGTATAATTGGGATGAAGATGTTAATCGCCATGCAAACCTGTTTGCAAACGTATTAAATACTGCTATTAACATCCAACAAGATCAGGGAGTCAAGAATAAACTCGCGTTTCAGAAACAGTACACCGATAACTTCTACAACTGGAACCTTCGAGCCAATCAATGGTATGGGTTCCTGAAAGGATTAGAGAAATGAGTACAACACTGCTTGTTATCCACGTTCTTTTTGTTGCTGTGTGTGCTGGCTGTTCCTATGCAGCTGGCTGGGTCAGGGGCGTCAGGGATCATGCCGATATGATCGAGGAACAAAAGAGTGAGGCTAACCGACTGTAATCCCTTGCTTTTTTTCCCTTTACTATTATCTCCGTATGAGGTAGAATATTCTCATACTGGATAGGAGATACATATGGCTCGCAAGCCTCGCAATAAACCCCGCACTGCTAAGTCTGCAGACGAAAAGTTCATGGGCACAGAGCCCACTTGGGAAAATCAAGACGAACTGTCAAAGGAAGATCTGGAATCTAAGATCACCACTTCCTACACATGGTACAACTATTTCACCGATCGCAAGGGTCGGATGAAGTATTTTGCACAGTATGCCAAACAGTTCAAGCTGCCCAAAACAGAGATCTCTGCAATCAACGCGGTCGAGGATTGGCGCGTCGGACCTGCGTTCTCTGCGCTCTGCCGCATGCAGGTCAATGGTCTGAAGATTTCTGGCGAACGCAAGATCTGGTTCGATGCGTTTCTCAAGAGTCTAGTTTCTATGGGCAAAGACCGCCTTGCCGAAAAGAAGCAGGAAGCCAAGAAAGAAACCAACAAGGTCGTCGTCAGCATTCAGGACCGCGTCCGCGAAATCGCTGGCGAGCATATTGCTGAGGTCGAATCGTTCGTCGACGGTTTCTTCGAACATGAATGCAAGTTCGAGTTCAACATGTACGACTGGCTTCAGAAGAAGCAGGTGAAGCCGATGATTGCTGGCAAGATCGCCGAGCATTATCGCACCCTGCTTGCCGAAGCCGAAGAACTCGTTGCTGGGGGAGATGAGGATCTGAACGAAGGGTATTCGTTCATGTCTAAGAAAGAGAAGAAGCTCTATCTGGATTTCATTCGAGGTATTGTCGAAGATGCCGATCGATTCAGCAGCAACCAGCGCAAGGTTCGCGCTCCCCGCAAGCCGAAAGAACGGTCTGCTGCTCAGATCATCAAGAATGTACGTTTTCAGAAGGAAGACGCTGCGTTGAAGATTGCCAGCGTCGATCCTTCGAAGGCAATCGGTGCAGGGGAACTTTGGGTGTTCAACACCAAATACAAGGTTCTTCAGCATTACGTTGCGCTCGATCGTGGTGGTCTGACATTCAAAGGCACGACCATCAAGAACTTCGACGAAAATCAGTCGAAGCAGAAGAAGCTGCGCAAGCCAGAGGAAACTCTGAAGGACATCCTTGGTGGTGGTCCGAAGGCTATCATCAAGCGGTTCGACAAGCTGACAACAAAGGAAGCAGATTGTAATGGTCGCCTCAGCGAAATCAGCATCCTGCTCCGTGTGATTCGATGAAGAAAACTGCGAACACAGTTCTAGAGTTTCCCAAGAGTCGGATCGTACGCGAAAACGTGGATCATCTCTCTGGTAACAAGAAAAGCATCGATGATACGCGGAGGAGCATACTCTCCCAGCTGGTGGACCACGAAGCCAATCGGCTGATCGTAGAACTATCCCTCGAGGGGATTGATATTGAGAAGGATGGGTTCGACAAATACTTCGCCTTGTCTATGGAGTGTCTCCGCGCTTCCGTTTTCAAGACATTCGATATATCCCATCCCCTGCAATCAGCCATGGATGAAATGATTGCAGCGATCGAAGCTATTAACAAAAGCACAGAAAAAAATGAGGAATAATCCCTTTACTGTGCCATCATGATCGATATATAATAGTGTTATGGATAACTCTCTGAGTGAGAATACAAAATGATTCTGGTTGATTTGAACCAGGTGATGATATCAAATCTGATGATGCAACTCAAAAATGCATCTGGCGAACTGAGTGAAGACTTGGTGCGCCATATGGTATTGTCGAGCCTGAAACTCTATAGAAACAAGTTCTCCCAAAAGTATGGTGAACTTGTGATCTGCTGTGACGACAAGAACTACTGGCGAAAGCAGATGTTTCCCCAATACAAAGCGTCACGAAAGAAAGACCGCGAACAGTCTCCCATCGACTGGAACGCAGTCTTTACATCCCTCAATACAATCCGCGACGAACTCCGCGAGCACATGCCGTACAAGGTCATTCAGGTTCCGCATGCGGAAGCCGATGATGTTATCGCAACCATTTGCCATGAGTTCGGGAAATATCAGAAAGAAGAAGATGATTTTCCAATCCTGATCGTATCGGGCGACAAAGATTTCGTTCAACTTCAGAAATACTGGAATGTGGATATCTACAATCCTATTATGAAGAAGGACGTTCGGGTGAATAACCCAGAGAGATTCTTGCGTGAGCATATCATGATGGGTGATCGTAGCGATGGAGTCCCCAACTTCCTATCTGCCGACGACACCTTTGTTGAGGGAAAGCGTCAGCGACCCATCTCACGCAAGAAACTTGAGCAGTGGGCTGCTATGGAACCAGAGCAGTTCTGCAATGAAGAAATGCTTCGCGGATATATGCGCAACAAGTCACTCGTTGACCTGTCGCAGATTCCTGAAGAGATTTCTGCACAGGTCTTGGATCAATACAATCGCGAAGCCAATCCAAGATCTATGATCCTTCCATACTTCATGGACAAGAGACTCCGCAAACTAATCGAACACGCACAAGAATTCTAAGGAGAAATAAATGCCGAGCCTACCATTAAGCAAAATTGTAGCAGAAATCGAAAAGGAAAAAACAGCCAAGAAACAGGCTGAGGTTATTCGAAAGCACAACAATCCTTCTCTGAAAGAGATTCTTATCTTGTCCTTTCACCCAATGGTCGAGTGGAAGCTGCCCGAAGGTGCGCCGCCATACAAGCCACTGGCAGAATCGACCGATATGGAAGGTCGGTTGTATGGTGAGGTTAAGAAGTTAGACTATTTCGTCAACACCCCTCAGGGATTGCAACTTTCGAGTACCAAGCGAGAAACAATGTTCATCCAACTTCTGGAATCACTAGACCCTGGAGATGCTAGACTTCTCCTTCGAATGAAGGACAAAGATCTTAAGATTAAGAAAGAAGCACTCAAGGAAGTTTTTCCAGAAGAGGGATGGTGATGGATTACCAATATGACAGTTCAGATGGAGGAATTTCCATAATCAAACTACAGGAGAAACACCAAGTGAATACTGCAATTTTTAATCACATTATGTCCTTGGAACAAGAAGTTTCTGTCCTAGAGTCTAGAGTGATGCCAGAGGATACAGGTCACATCATTACAGCAATCAATGTTATTAAGAATAGAATCGAGGAATTGAAGCGTGACAACATCACCGACTACAAGTGATATTGCTTGGATTGTCGGTAACGGAACTTCTCGGCGAGGATTCGACTTAGAGCGGATCAAGGATACAGGCGTCGTGTATGGATGTAATGCTCTGTATCGCGACTATAAGACCAAGGGATATATTCTCCCGCACTATCTTGTCGCAATCGATCCTGGCATTATCACCGAGATAGAGTCATCCGATTTTCCATCCTCTCGTGTCATCATTCCGTCAGCCGACGAACAATTCGAGCCAGCGGAAGTCAATCGCGGTCGCCCTCGCAGTAATGCTGGGGTGAACGCCATGATTGAAGCCATTCGTCGCGAAGCCAAGACTCTCATCTGTGTAGGTTTTGATTTTCTACAGCCAGAAGAAGCGCAATCGACGAGCAACTTCTATGAAGGTTCTGCGAACTATGGACCAGAAACACGCGCCAGTGTTATGGACAATTTTGGTAGAACCAGATATCTGAAATGGCTAACGGATAAGAATTCGGAAGTTAATTTCTTTTTCGCGTACCCCCAAAATGACTTTACTTTACGCATA